TGCTGTAAAGCTTTAAAGCATAACCGCCGCCAGCCGCGCCGTACTCAGTAAACTGAGGCATTTTATTTTCAAAGTTATTGTCTTTTAAAAACTGCTCTATATCGTTGTCTGTGTTTATTACCGGCATTTCAGACCATACAAGACGCGACAACTCAGAGATTATCAGCTTTGCAGCATTAAGGCTCTTGCGCTTGCGTTCTACTTTGCGCCCTGTAAGGGTAGGATATGAGTACTTAATCCAGTCCGCTTTGCCGTGGTAAATGTCAAGCCACTTATTTATAAGCTCATCCGACATTACTATATCTTGCGGTAGTTTCCGACCTGTGATAAAATTCCAGATTGATTGAAGTATCATACAAAATCCCCTATGTATTTCTCAAATGCGTATTCCATAGCGTCAAGTGAGTCTATGTTAGTAGTTCCGTCATCAAGGCGTTTCTCTTCTTTGCTATTGCTGTCATAAACTGCGGAACGTACTGCGTCTATAGTCTTAACACAGTTTTTCATAATGTAAAAGCGTTTATTCGCAAATGCCATATCTAAAAAGCGTATGCGGTCAATAACCGGATTCTTGATTGAGTTATGGACATTCATTATTCCAGAGTCACGCATTGACTTTAGTATCAACTGCTCCGCGTTGTCAGTATAACAGTCGAAACAATTATATTTAGTCTTGACATTAGACGCGAACGTCCGCCATTTACTTAATATTGTTTCTGTGTTCTTATTCTCAATGTCGTATATTTCGTCAATTAGAACAGCGTGCATCTTCTTATCTTTGATATAAAAACCTACAAGCGCAAAGGCTGTTGCTGATTTATTCCCGCCGATGTCAGAACCAAGAACCGAGAAAAGGATTCTTTCTTCCGGGAGCTTGTCTATAATATTAGCTTCTGCAAATGACGGATAACAAGCACCTTCAGCGGCAACACGTAGACCAAGGACATAACGCTGATAAAAAACGCCTGTGTATTGAGCACGTATTTCGTTTAGTCTTTCGGGTGTGATAGCTGGGTTATCTTCCATCGTAAAGTGGAAGTAATTATATCCCGGGATCTGTGCGTCTCGGTATTTATCAATATAATCAGTGTAAATATAATGTCCGGGGCGGTCAGGATTCAGCGTCCATATATTCTGTCTATCTGTAGACGCAAAAGAACGAGCTAATGCCGTCTCAATAAAGTCTTTGTCATGCAGATTGATCTCGTCTGCATACCAACCGCCGATTGTAAGACCGCGGATCTTTTTGAATGACGCTTTATTGTCAGCTCCGCAGTAGTATATCCGCTTATCTTTTATTTGTAAGTACTTCGAGCCGTCGGTGTCTGTTTTAGGTTTTGCCTTGTTGCCCGTAATAGCGATAAACCCAAAGTCGCCATAAAGACAGTTACGGCTTATAGAGCCTAAAGTATTTCCGGACATAAGGAAAGTCTTTTCCGGTGACATCAAGACGTATTTGTACCACTGCAATAATGACGTGAATGTCTTAGCAGAACGTACCGCGCCTTCATACACTGTCAAGAATCCGCTTGATTGAAAAGCTTTCTTGCTCTTTTCGTTTATTGGTTTAACTGTCAATTCCGAGTGCCTGCTGTAATATTGATAGGTCGCTTCCTGTGTCGTCTGTCTCTTGCTTTTCCGGTTTATCAGTCCATCCGTAATTCTTTAATGCGAATATCGCCATAGTCGGCGGAGTATTGCCTGAAAGTCCATTTCTTTCAAGCCAGTTCTCACATTTCATGCGGGCGCGGCGTAGTGTGTACATAAATTCTGATTTTTGCTCATAATCATACATTGAAGTTCGGCTTTCAAAGCCTAAATGAAGCGCAAGCCCTGTTATCGTTGGCGGGTTAAGCTCTATAATAGGGTTCCCGCTTTTATCCTTGTATACGTTTCCTTCTTCGTCAACCATCGGTTTCGGCTGACATAACTCAAAGTACTCGTCAATACCGGCTTGCATCTCTTCAGCTGTTTTGTATTTAAGGGGTCTACCGACCGGTTCGCTCATATCATATCCTTTAAGAAATCTTTTTTAACGTCTGCTGGAAGTAAATCAGCTATTTTCATAATATTGTTATAAAATGTATTATCTTGCTTACAGCCAAGCTTATATGATCTATGTAAGAATCCCCAAACGTGGGCTTCCCTTATTATAACATCCCATACATAATCTTGTATCATTGTCATTTTCAGACTTTTACTTGTAAAAAATACGTGGATTTTGTAAGGGATTAAACTATTCCAAAAAGGACGGAAATATATTGCTTTTTCCGCTACTTTTGCTATAAACAAGAAAATGTTTATTATTATCTGCACTTATACTGCCTCATTCATATAATCGTTATATTCTTGTCTAATTAGCATATTACCGATTTTTTATACCTTATGCGATACACTAACGGGTTTGTGTCTCAAATTATACCCGTTACGATACTAAAACTTTGTTTGTCTTGACTAACTCTTAATCCCTAGAAAACCGCGCCGTACTTTACGCAGAGGACGCGGTCGTATTTGTATTAGCCACATAAAGGACTTGAACCCTTAACATCCTGAGTACAAAACAGGCGCTCTTCCAGTTGAGCTAATGCGGCAAATATACCGGGGTTTCTCCCGGTTTCGCTTAACATACGGAGGTTAGTTAAGCTGGTTTTTCTTTATCTGGTCTATTCCCTACTACAAGTACAAGGTAGCCGATAATCAATGTAACGAATAATGCGATATATAGACATATCTGTACTTTCATCTTATGCCCCATGTACCGACTTTTACACCGAAATCATAAATCGCATCAAGTACCGATAATTGAAGACGGACGGGATAAGCATATATCATTTTAACCGTGCTTGTGATAAGTCTTGAAATAATGATTGTAGTTCGTGCCTCTCTCCCGCCGTCCTTTCCGGTTTCGCCCGTCCACAGTACTGAGTCAATCGACGTCCGGTTATTCACTGCTTAACATCCGACACATTTGAGCTTCTTCGATAGGCTTGCCGGATTCCCTATAATTAAATACAATATAACATAATACTAATCATTTGTCAAGTACTATTTTTCTTTCGCCGGATCACTGCCAGCGTTAAAATAATGCCTGTCATCATCATGCAACCGACGCAAAAATTCAATCTCGTTCCAGACTAAATACTGCGGTATATTCCGGTGTGAGGCATGACAATTATTACAAAAATACCGTATATTTTGCTTGCTGTCAATGATTTTTCTTCCGTACTTCTTGACGTTTTGTTTAGTCTGCGGAAAGCAATGATGCCGGTCTGTAGCGTTGTTTTTGCACCCGAACGGCTTATTATAGCACGGAATTACTATAGGACTGCCGTTAATCTGCATTTATCGCATCCATCGGGCAAACTTCTTTGCATCCGCCGCATTTTACGCATTTTAATTCGTCAATATAAAAAGACGAATAGCCGATTGTCTTGATTATTCTTATAGCGTCGAAAGGACAAGTCTCATAACATTGACCGCACGCACCGCAGTTATCATTTATTGTCATTTGTAAAGCCTCCCGTTTAATACGCATTTATCGTTTATAAAATACGATGGCACAAAGAAAAACTCTTTCGCCGTTTCGCTTAGATAAAATAATCCGAAAGAGGTCGTCCAGTTGTTAAGTCCGCCGTGTTTGATATATCCGGCTTTTTGTGGATCTTCAAAAGTCGCTAGTTGGATAGCCCCGACTTCCCCATGATAATTCCTATGCAACTCAAAACCCGTACAATGCGAATGAAATCTTACAACCGTTATTCCATATCTATTAGAATCTTTCCTTGCTTGGTTGACCGGATTTGCTGAAGAGCCTCCTGAACCGTCGCCGTGTATAATTAAAAGAACGTCTTTCCAGTTAAATTCTTGGATTGCTTTCCACCCGTATTTATCAAGCTTCAAAAGATTTTCAGGCTTAATCGCATTAAGGTCTGACAACCAATGTTCGCGTGTCATTTTATCGGAAAGACGGCGGAAAAAGTGATTATCTTTAAGCAGTATCTTTTCAGCCTTCGGAGCGACTTTATTTATAGACTCAATCCATGCATGAGCCTGCTTGAGTTCTTTTTCTAAGCCTACGAGCTTATCATGCGTTTTGTTATAATCGCTTAAACAATCGCAGTTTATCATGTCACCGCCTGAAATTATTATGTCCGGTTTTTCGTACTCTATTACATCAAGCAATATCCGCAAACGCGCCGCGTGTGCCGTTGGCAAGTGTTCATCCCCAAAAGCTATAAGCTTTTTATAACCTTTCATAGTGTCTCCATTTTATCAAGTAGTAAAATACAGAATCTATTCACTTCCGGTGAGCCCGTCGCGCCCTTACCGGCTATGTAATTCCGAAACTTTGACCATCCGTCAGCCTGCGCTTGATACTGAAATACTTCTCTTTCCAATTCAAGGAAAAACCAACAACCGGTTGGATCATCTTTATTTAATCTAATTGAATAGTTTTTTCGGCAAAATTCAAGCATTTTTTGAAATTTATGACTCATGTTTTGCCTTCTTTTTTGTCAGTATTGTTCATATTTTTGCCTTTTCCCTTAAGTCTGAACTTGTCGAGTACTGCCACATTTCAACAGCGAACAATTCTACTTGCTGAATAAAATGAGCCGCGTCTTGATATGATAAGTCTCCCATAGATGGAATGTATTTAAACGCTTGCTCTATTGTTTCGCCGTTCTCGTTCACGGCTTCGCGCACGTATATTTTAGCACGTCTGGAATACTTTGACGGGATCCTTTCGCCGTCTGCAAGTCTAAAACATAAGTATTGACTTTTGAAATATTCGTGACATTCTTCTTTTGTCATGCCGGAATTGAGAGAGCAATATTCTAACAGTTCACCGCGATAATATTTGTGCTGGAAGAATTTAACGTTGTCAATATCTTCAATTGTTATTATCCCGTTGCAATTATCCGGTAAGCCTTTGTAAAAGTCGCCCGGGTTAATCCCGAGCTTTGACTTTCCGTTAACACGTTCAAAAGTTATTTCTTTTTTCATCTCCAGTAATCCGACTCATAGACTTCTTCAAGTTCGCTTATTTTATCAAGTGCTTTTTCAACTTCGCCGGGTATATCTTCAACTTCTTCAAGGAAATTAAATTTGACTGTTATCTCAATATACTCGCTGTTGTCTATACCGTCCGCGTCTACTCTGTAATTTCTTGCGACTCTTGCAGTGTACGAATATTTTCCGTTATCGTCAAACTCTACACTGCTGCATTTTGATTTGATTGCTTTCTCTAATACTTCCGTCATTTCCTCTCTGTATGTCTGCATAACGCCTCCGATTGTTTGTTTGACGCTATATCCATAGTTTTATTTGTCAATCAATTTTTCGATATAATCCGCTGTTTTTTTGACACGGCAGTTAGCGAAATGCCACGCGGTAAACCGGTACACCTTCCACCCCAGACGTTGCGCTTCGTTGTACTTATCGCAGTCGGCAGAAAGACCGACTCCGCGACTGTGCCGTCCTTGCGTAAAAACACCGCCTTCAAACTCAAACGCTAGCATCAAAGACGGAAGTGCAAAGTCAAAACGCCATTTCCGCACGGGGTGAAATTTAAACTCAGGTGTCGCGCCGTGGGATCGCATCAATATTTCAAAGTTTTGTTTCGCGGTCAAAATAGCACACCCTGACTTCTTAACTCTTCCAGACGCTTAACACTTAAAGCGTGATAGTGCGGGTCTTT